CCAGCCCCGTCGAGCATGGCCATGTCGGCGTTCGCCCAGCCGGCGCGCACTTTCTCGATCGCACCCAACGCCGGGGCGGCCATCGCCCTGCCGAGGTTTCTGAACGCCGCTCCGAGCGAACCGGCTGTCTTCTCGCTGCTGGCGGCGAGATTGTCCTGAGCGTCCTTGAGCGCCTTCTGCGCGTCCTTCAACCGGGTCTCGGCCTGCGTCGCCCGGTCTGTCATGGTGGACAGTTTCAGCCGCGCCTGTTCGAGCCTGATGGCCTCGGCCTGCGTGCTGCCCTCACCATGCTTGGCGACGGCATTGGCGACGCTCTCCTCGGCGGCACGCACCTGATTCGCCGCCGCCTCCTGCTGGAGCATGGCCTGACGGTATGCGGCCGTGGATTTCGCCACGTCACGCTCATAGGATTTCAGCACGTCCGCGCTGAAATCGTTCGCCGACTGCTTGAAACCGTTTTTGAACGCGCGTCCGAACAGTCCGCCGCTTTTGCCGCCGTCCATGCTTGAATCGAAGGTCTTCGACGCGGCCTTGCCGCTCGCGCCGACCTCCTTGTTGACCGCGCTGCGGAAACCCCTCATCGAGGGGAACACGCTGATGTGCGCGGAACCAAGTTCGCTGCCGAACGCCATGCGGCACCTCCACTATTCAGTTTTGTCCAAATCAGTCCTCGTAGAGCGTCTGGAACACCGGGCTCATGCCCTTGGTCTGTTCGCGCAGCCGCTCACGTTCGGCTTTCTCCCTGTCAGCCCGCAATCGTTTCGCAAGCGAATCGAAAGGTTTCGGATACTCGTCGCTGCCAAGCGCGTAGACGACCGGTATCTCACACCACCGGGCCGGATAGTCCAGGCCGTTGAGTTCCGCGCCTGTATAGGTCGACGGGTCTCCGGCGAGCTGTTCGAGCAATGCGATCGCGTCGCCGTAGCGGAGCCTGCCGCCAAGATCGGCCTGCAGACTCCAACCACGTGCCGTGAAATCGGCTCGGATCACGCTCCCGTGGTCGGCGAGCTGGCGGGCGAACCATTGGATTTTCCCAGTGAGGAGCCCTGCGCGCGCACCACCGCGTCGCCATAGTCGGACAGAAGATTGAACACGACCTGCACCGGTTCGCCGTTCAGCGCTTTCGCCTGCTTGTCGCCTGCAAAGGCGCTCAGAATGCGTTTGAGCTGTTCGACGCTCTCTGTATCATCGGACGTGTTCGACAGTCTGGTGAAATCGTCGATGCTCATCGACAATGGAAGCTTGTACGTGCGTCCGCCGGGCACGAGCGCCCAATACACATCGCCCTTGATGATGTGGCGCACCTTGTAGTTCTGCGCGATGGAGGCGAACGCCTCCTCATCGTTTTTTTCCGTCCACTGGTCGAAATCCTCGACGGTCGGTTTGAAGTCGGTGGAAGTTGAAGTCATTGTCTTGTCCTATCTGCTTTTCGCCTGCCTGCAGTGAAAAAAGAAGATTCCCGGACCGCGCAGACAGGCGAGATGGGCGGTCCGGGAAGATTTTCGTCCGCCGGTCAGGCGGCATGTGCGGTGACGGTGACCGTCAGATTGGGTGAGGTCACGCCGTCATACGTGGCGTTGATCCTCGCGCTTCCGGGGGTGACGGCGGTGAGCGTGCCGCCATCGACGGTCGCCACGCCTGCATCCTTGGATTTGAACATGGCCTGTCCGGTCACGTCCACGGTGGTCTCGTCCACATGGGTGGCGACGGCCTTGAGCGCGAGCTTCGCGCCTTGGACGACCGACGGCCTCGTATTGCCGTCAGCCGAAGTCACGGCCACCGCCGTCACGCTTTTGGGTCGTACCAGCTTTCAATCCAGCGCGTGTTCGGATGCTCAGGATCCACATACAGCGGGTCCTTCATCCATTCGACGGTGAGCTCGCGGCCTGTGACCGATCCACGCTCCTGCTGGTCCGGTTCGTTGCCGGTGACCTGCATGACGCCGGCACGACGGTGGACACGCCCGGTGTCGAACGTCTCCTCCTCGTACACCATCCATTTCGCATCCTGGATGATGTCGGCCACGTGGTAGACGCCATTGGAATCCGGCTCGCCGATGGTGATCTTGCGTGTCAGCGCATTGTTCTCCGCCGGACTGAAAGTCTGCGTGAGGCTGGTCGCCAACGGCAGCTTCTTGTACCCATCCTGCAAAAACTCCAGCGGGTCGTCGCCGTCGCGCGAATCCTGATTGCCGCCGTCGGACTTGACGAGTCCGATGCATGCGGTCGACCGATTGTATGCGGTCGGAAGTTCCGTCGTCGCCTTGCTGGATGCGATCATCTCCGGCGTGATTCTGTTTTCGGTGGAGTACGGGACGATCATGATGGCTGCGGTGACGAGCGCTTCCACCTGTCCCAGATCCATGCCCTGACTGTCTTTGGCCATGGCGTTTCCTTTCTATGGTTGTCTGATTCCGGCCGTCGAATATTCGACGGTCATGTAGTAGCGGCACCATGCCGCGTCCTCGCCGACCGGGTACGGGCCGTTGCATCCGTCAGACACGACGGCGCAGATGCGGCTGCCTGCGGCGAATCCGATGAGGATGCCGGGCTCGCCGGTCAGCACGCCGTACACGCGGGCCGCCAGATCACGGCATGGTTTCGTGTCGTTGCGCGTCCATCCGAGCACGTTGACGCCTATCGACCTGTCGAACGTCACGCGGTCTGCGGATTGCGTGCCGCCGTCATCACGCACGACCACGAGCGGATAGGAGCCGTCGTAATCGTCCGGGATACGGTTCCCGACCTGCAGACCGGGGATGTCCGTGATGTTGGAGCGCAGCCAGCCGGTGAGGAACAGTTCGAGGTCGGGTGGAATGACGCTTGCCATCAGACCCTCGCCTTCCTCAGCGCCTTGGCCAGATTGCCGGTCTGCGCCTCCACGAGCAGGGTCTTCGGGTCGTGGCCGACGACCATGACGGTCGTTCGGTGCTCCCTTTTGACCTCCTCTATGCCAAGTCCGTCGCGGTATGCGCCGGTATCGACCGGCGCGGACGCCTTCGCGTAGGCGAGTGCCCTGTTCGCGGCCAGCGTGGTGAGCGACTTGACTCCCGCGCTGTTGAGAATCTCGTCGAAGAACTTCGGGTTGAAGTTGACCGATATCCTGCTTTTCGCCATTTGTTCAGCCCTTTCTTTCCGTCAGACGGCATTCCAAGGTCGGACGCCACCCCGTGAACGCGTTCACATCCTTCGAAGGGAATCCGTCGACTTCCCACAAGCGTCCATCGTCGGGGTCTGCGCGAATCCGGTCGCCGATTCTGATGTCGGCTGTCGGATCCGGGATGGTGAGGTACGCCGTGGACGCGGTCTGCGTGTCAAGCGTGTCCGGCGTGCGCGTGCTGGAACTGGATGAGAGCGCGCCCATGATGGCGAGCTCGTCCGGAGGCACGCTCCAGTCCGGCTCGTTCTGCGCCGGATTGTACGGGTTGGCCTTGCGTTTGGCACGCAGTCGTATGAAGCGCGTGGCACCAGACATGGCGAAAACGCCGCCACCGGCATCCAGATCGTCAAGCAGGCTCATGGCAATCCTCCAAGCCGGTAGGGTTTGAGCTTGTCCTTCTCCTCCTGCATGAGCGACACCGCATCGTATGACGCGCTGCTGCCGTTGGTGGACTGCGAGGTGACGAGTCCGATCGGACTCATGCCCGCTCGCTTCGCGGCACTGATGAGCACCTGCTGCACGTCCGGCGCGTCATCGAATCCGGCATGAATCGCGTAGCGGATGGCCGCGATGCCAACGGGGAAGCCACCCGAAAGCGACTCCACAAGACCCGTCTCCGGGTCGTAGGCGTAAGCCAGCTTGTTGCCGTCGCGGTCGGTCAATGATTCGATGCTCGTCACATGACGGGCAGGCAGTCGAATCACCGTGCCGCCACGCGAGTTGATGACGCCGGACAATGCCACGTTCGGCATGACATGCCAGCCACATTCACGGCGGATGGCCGCCTGCGCTGCTTTGATCCTGAACTGCGCGTCATCCTCGAAAGCCGAAGGGTCGGCAATCATGTCAGGAATCACATTCACATCAATCATGCCGACCTCCACGCTTACTCTGCAGCCATCAGGCCAGCCGCAATCAGAGAATTGATCAGGGCGTCGAATTCGCTCTTGGTTGGTGTGGCACCGGCGGCCAAAGCCACATGCGCTGCAGGCTCCACTGCAGCGCTGCCGATGTCGGTCGGCTTGCCGTTGGACCCGACGAAGACCACATCGGCCACGTTGGCATTCGGGTCAAGTTTCGCCGCCGAGGCTGGAATCACTCGAAACTGTCGAGCCATATCACGTCTCCTTACTTAAGTGTCAGCTTGACGAAAGCCTTCGGCTTGCGCACGGCCAAAGCCACACGCTCCTTGGCGCGAATGGTCACCAAATCGGAAATGAAGTCAGTGTCATTGGAATTGGTGGCCTCGACCGTCACGCCGCCCTTGCGATAGAAGGTGGCAGCACCCTTAAAGGAGCCGACAATAGCTGTGCCGGCATCGACAGCTGGAGTCACCACGGTGTCCAGACCCCAGAGGCTCGGAGTGATGGTCAGCGCTCCACCATTCACGCCGTAGAACGGTCCACCGCCGATGAAGTTGCCATCATTGTCCTTCTTCAGTCGAATGGCCTCATAGTCTGTCGGATTGATGACAAGGGCATCCGGCATCATGCCGGTCGTGGTGGAGATCATCGACTGCGCATGCAGGACGGCAACGTCATTGCCAGCGTCTGTAGCGGTGTATGACTGGATTCCTTCACGATTCAGCAGGCCCTTGATGTTCTTGCCGGTACCGTCGCCGTTGAGCAGCTGCTTCTCCTCGACGATGCTCAAGTCGTAGAGCAGACGTCCATCGATGTCGGACTTCAAAAATGCGAGGTCGGTGATCATGTCGTTGGATTCCTTGATGAATCCAGCGATGGTGGATAATGCGTCGGTATGCTCTGTCGCGTCGGCGTAATGGATCTGGCTGAATTTCTCGCCTTCGCCGACGGTTTTGAAATCGCCTTCCTTTTCGCCTTCCACGTAGTATGTGATGGCCTGTCCGCTGATCGCGCCGACACCGAATAGGTTGGTGATGGTCGGACGGCGGTAAGCCTGGACGAAGTTCGGGTCCACGTAGGTCAGCAGGGAGCCGTACACGCCGGACGGTCCGCCGGTGACCTGCGTGTCGGTGTTGGCCTTGCGGCGCGGAGCCCATTCCGGTGCTGCGATTGACGCTCCCGAAACTCCCTTTATCTTTGCCAGCTGTTCGCCGATGTTCTTCACGACGAAATCGCCAAGAGACTCGCCGGATGCGGCTCCGCTCTTCTGGGTGTCCGCCAGATTGTCGGTCAATCCCGCGAAACGCTTATGCACCGCATCCAACGTTTCGATGGAATCCTGCAATTCGTGCGCTTCGGCGTTCAGACCCTTCAGCTTCTCGACGTCGGAAGCGGTGAGATTATCCTCGCCCTTGGCCAGCACCGCTTCGATGGCGGCCTTGGTCTTGGCGAGACGATCATTGAAACTCATTTGGTCTCCTTGTTGTCCTTGCCGCCAGTGACCAGCTCACGGGCGGATTTGATTACATTCAGACGCTCGGCCTTCTCGGCCTCCGCGTCCCTGCCCTTATCAGGGGCAAGCTTCTTATCATCCTGTTTCTCGCCGGTCTTGGAATCATCCGGCTTATCTTCGTCGGAAGTGCTGGAATTGTCGGAATCGATGCCTTCCATCACCTCGTTCAGCGACGCCAATGCGGCACGAAGCTTCTCCTCGTTGGCGGAGCTGATGGCGCGACCTGACTTGACGGCCAGAATCTCGGCCTGCTGGTTCGCGGCCACCGGCACCACGCTGATCTCGAAAAGCTTGATCTGCTGGAATTCGGAATGGCCGCCCCACGGGCCGTCGCCCTTTTCCGTGATCCAAGCGGTCTTCGTCGGCACGAAGCCGATGCTCATCTGATGAACCCTGCCATCCTTGAGCAGGTCGTAAGCCTGCTGGGCGGTCGGATTATCCTCGATATCGAGCTGGGCCGAGATGAGCAGGCCCTTCTCGTCCTCCACGGCGCTCAAGGTGCGTCCGATGATGTCGGTCGGCTTGCCGTCCTGATGGTTCCAATGGATCGGGATGCCGGCTCCGCCGTCGTAATCCTTCTCCAAGGTCTCCGCGAAAGCGCCCTTGGCGATCACGTCACCCTGCAGATCCTTGTTGCCGAAAGTGCTGGCGTAACCGCTGAAAACGCCTTCGCCAGCCGAATCATCCAAGGATTTCACGTTGAATCTGAGCTGTTTGAGATTCACTGTCCTTCTCCGTTCACTGGATTGTTCTGTTGCGCGTTCTGCGTCCTGCCGCCATCCTGCGGGCTGGGCTGTCCGCCGGTTGCCACGTTCAGTGGCGTCACCAATTCGTCGCCGCCATCAAGCTTCGGATAGTTGAGGATGCGCCGTGCCTCGTTCGTGGTCATGAAACTGCGCCCCGTGGCCGTGCTGAGCGCCTGATACTGCTCGGAGAACGTGCCGCGCAGCTTCGCATCCACATTCGCTTCGATGTAGGCGTCCGGCTGTCCGAGCGCGTCCGGCAGCAGCAAATTGAGCGACTGTTCGAAAGCCACGATGTACGGCATCAACTCCACGTTCCACATCTGCTCCTTGAAGGCTCCGATGTTGGAATTCGTGCCGCTGCGGAAGCCCAGATTCTCCGGCGCGATATGGAAGGCGTTGGCCACGTCTATGCGAATCCTGTCCCTCGCGTCGATGTCCTGCATGTCAATCGGCTTGAACGCGTCCACGGTCTTGATTTCCATGCCGTCGTTGAGCAGCGGCCAGCCACCGGCGAGATTGCCGCCAGCCTTGTAATTACGCATGCCCTGCACGAATTCGTCCTGCGCCTCCTGCGACGGCCACGGCATCTCCTTCGGACGCGAGATGTACGCCGGAATCTGACCGCCGTTCTTGGCAACCGCACGCCGATATTCGGCCATCTCACGCGCCTCCGCCAGAAGCGGTGCGAGAGTGCCGGACACCGGAGAACCGCCGATGCCGGACGTGCTATAGCCCACATCCAACAGAATCTGCGGGTCGGGAAGCTTGAAATACTGGCTTCCTTCCGGCTGTCCGGTGCTGATCTGCACGCCGGTGATCTCATCAAGAGTGTTGCCGGAAAGCGTGAAATTCTGCACCGGAATACGCCGCAGCCACAATCTGCCGGACTGCCTGTCGGCATCCAACAGGCAGAGCCAACGGTCATTGAGCAGGCCATCGCAGAGCAGCGAGTAGAAGAACCGGTAGCGCGTCATGCCAGGAAGAACGCTCGGCTTGGCCATCAATTGCGCCAACGGGCTTGTGGTGTCCTCCACGCGGTCACCGTCAGGCTGGCGAGTGTAGACCTTGAACGGCATGCTGGCGATATTCCGCGCGATATGGTCGATGACGGTGCGCACCGCCGCCTCTCGCTCGTAGACTCCGGCTCCGAACCAATCGATCGGCAGCTGCGCGACCTGCGAAATGTTGACTGGCGATTCGGAGAACTTCTGGGCCACGGATACCGGGCTTTTCTTAAGCCATCTGGAAAAGAACCCCATGAAACCTCCTCACTGGGTCATACGACTGCGAAATGGGTCACGCTCGGCGCATATTTCGGTTTTTCGTTTTCGACTTGCATGGTCTCCAAGGCGTACAATGCCTGCGATTCGGCCACCAAGCCGGAAATCTGCAATGCGGACTTGGTGCGGTCCCACACCTCGACCTCGCCAAGACGCCGGGACACGGCCACGGAAACCTGCTGTTCGATGGCTGGCTGCGGGAGATGCCGTAGCTTGCCCTCACGCACACGGTCCAGGAAACGGCCACAGCACGCGCCCAAACGAAAGCCCTCGATGAGATGCACGTTCCAGCCTTTTTCAGTCAAAGGGTCGATGAAATCGACTGCCGGACAACCCTTCGACTGCACCGCAATCTCACAAATGCCCGGCCAGCTCTCACGAAGCAAATCCAAAAAGTGCGGCACCCACAGCATGCCGTCACGGCGGGCTATCAGCTCCACGTGCGGCAACCCGTCCGCACGCATTCCGGCTGCGGCCACATACGTGGTCTTACGGTCAGCCGACGTGTCCACGGACAGTACGACACGATTATCGTCAGGAATCGTGGAACGCGAGTCGATGCCGCTGGCCCACATTTTCTGGTTGATGAAAGGAATGATGTCAGCCGTGACCCACTGGCATAGGACCTCGGTGCGGAAAGCGGCCTCGGTCATGCCGTCAATATCGGACCGAACCGACATGACGGTCATCGGTCCATAGCCGAGCGACGGATTCGCCTGCCGGATGGCGTCGGCATCATCCACCGGACACTTGTCAGGCGCAGACCATTCGAAATATCCGAAGCTCCCGTCCTGCTCGCCGGACAGGAACACGTCGGCCGGATTGCCACCGTCGGCGCTCAGGCGCGTCCACTCGTCAACAAGCTTTCGCCCCTTGTCCACCTGCTTGCGAAGCGCGACGCTACGATAGTCGCCAGCGTTCGAAATGCCCCACAACTGGCTCGACCATACGGCCTTCGTGGTCTGGCTGACGGCATTCCAGCCATCATCATTATGCTGTTCACGAAGCTCATCGAACACCACACGGGCAGCGCTCTTCGCTCGAATGTTCTTGTCCGCGCGGACGATATAGCGGGCTTTCGAGCGGGTGATGATCGCTTCCTCGCCGTTGGTGTTGACGAATTTCTGCGTCATCGCGGCGAGGTCTGGAATCACCAGATCCTCTTCCTCATCGGTCGCCGGAGCAGGATTGCACCATTCCTTGACCTGATTGTAAGGGCCTTTCGCGTTGTCCAACGTCTGCGCGGCACCGACCACGAGGAACTTCACCGGCGGCACTCGGTCGGGATGCTTGTTGGAGTCCACGAACAGCCACCATGCGGCCAGAACGCCCATCAGTGTGGTCTTGCCGTTCTGGCGGGCCACAAGCACGATGACCTTGCGGAAACGATACGAACCATCCTCCAGCAGTTCGAGCGCATGGACAAGCAGCCACTGCTGCCACGGATACAAATGCACGTGCAGCATGATCTCCGCGAACGCGATCACCGCGAAACCATTCGAGGTCTCCTTGGTCAACGGCCTGAGTGGCGGCGTGAAGATACGCGGCAAGGTCACGCCATGCCTCTCATCATCAATGGCACCGAAAACACTCAAATCTTCCGACGCCATCAGACCCTCCAATCAGCCGAAACGCTTCATGAAATCATCCATCGCGATAACCTTGTCGCTCTTCGCTTCCTCAGCCCTGACTTCGGGCTTCTGCCTGGCCGGACGCCCGACCTTCGCTGGAGCGTCCAAGGTCAATCCGAGAGACTGGCAGTATTTCAGGAAAGTCGGCAGAGTCACATTGTCGATCTTCCCGTTCTCGTCAACGAATCCGGTGACACTCAGGAAGTCAATCCGAACAGCCAGTACGCGGGCGGCCGCGACCACTGCGGAATTCACGGCCTTCAGCCCATCGGAGTTCTTCAATGAGCGCTCCAAAGCATCCGCCACATTATGACTCGGGAATTTCACCGACATGCTTCACCTCGAATCTGCAATCGCGCGCGCGACCCCCGGTCAATTTCGTCCGTCGGGGAGAGGAAGAGCAACCACGCGGGACGTCTTGCGTTCTTCGTTGGTTTTCAGGATTTCACCGCCCCTATCCCGTCGGGGTTGGTTTCGAATGCTGTTTTGAATGCTTTGATTGCGTTTGTGAATCGTGTGATGAGTTCGTCTGTGTTTGGTGGCTTGGGTGTGATGAGTGTGGTGTATGTGTCTCCGACTTTGTCGGTGTTGACTTCGTTGTGGGTGACGTTGATTGGGATGTTGACGGTGAATGAGCCGATTGGGAATGTCTTGTCGTTGATTGTGGCGGTGAGCTCTAGTGTGGATGGCTGCTGTAGCATCATTGCCTCCTTGCTCATGCTGTTGTTATCCATGGCCTTGAGAGTGTGCCGATTGGTGTTGGTGGGTCTTGGTTGCTTCGGAGTCGGTTGCAGCTGGTGTGGCTTGGTTTGAAGCCTGCTGGGTCGAATTGGAGTTCGGGGTGCTTCGAGACGGGGTAGAGGTGGTCGAGGTTGAAGCTGTCATCGGTGGTGTTCTTTGTAGCTTCGTAGTCGATGGGCATTCCGCAGAGCCAGCAGACTGCATGCTGTGCTTTGCATTGGTTGAAGAATGTGGCTTTGTCTTTTTCGAATTGGCGTGTGGTTTTGCGTGTCCGTCCGACCATGAATCGTCTACCTTTCGGCATGTTGCGTTCATTCGACTTGCAAAACTATAGATATTATGTTACTATAGTTATATCGGCCAATGAAAGGAGGTGAACATGAAATGGACGGACATCGTAAGCGCCATCAGCTCGGTGGTGAGCAACATCATCGCACTGGCGGCGCTGGTCATCTCGCTCAGAAGGCCACCTAGGCACGGCAGATGACAAGAGGGTTCCGAGCACTCCTATTGCCCGGAACCCTCCGGTTCCATCCTATTTCATGACCACTATGAAGACAAGCACCATATTCGCGGCATGCGGCATCATATGCGGCCTGACGTCGGCTACGCTCGGCTTCGCCGGAAAACCATGGCAGGCCGGACTGTTCGGACTCGCCGCGGGCATCTGGAGCATCGCCACACTCCTCATGGACAGAAGGGGCGGCAATGACGACTGAATATCTCGGCGTCAAGCAGGTCGCCGACCGTCTCGGCATCACCAGCGGCGGCCTGCTCAACCTCAAACTCCCGGAGCCCGACGCAATGATTGGCCGCACGCGCGGCTGGCTTCCCGAAACCATCGATGAATGGAACGCCAACCGGCCCGGCCGCGGCGTCGGGGGAGGCAGGCCACGCAAACATCACGAGGACGAAAGCGAGGAGTAACATGCTTGTCCGCGGAGGTATCGATATGTACGGGATAAAAATACCCGGGCGTCTTGCCGAGAGGATCGACATGCGATCCACGATCGAACTTCTGCCGCATGAATGCGACGCCATCAACGTCGCACTTGATGCAATGGCAAAGGAGTTCGACAGACGGCCGCCTCTGATACGGAATTCGGCTCTTTTGGTGTTTATCCCGGGTTCAGGGCTTTCTCTGACGTACGACGAGAACGCCTTGGGCGTCACGAAGTCGGTTCTTGTCTTCCGTGTGGGGTTGTGGCGACAACTATATCCCGGTTCTGACAGCGCGCCGATTCTTTCGGTGATCGAGGAAATGTGCCATTGTTTTTATGGCATTGCCGATGAAACCGAAGTGAAGCATATGGTATCCGATATAGTGCGGCGATATATCAATCCGGACAAGACCTTTGAGACCCTGTTTCCGAATTGGCCGGCCGGGTGATCGAATCCCGACATACCGAGACTAGGCGGCACCACATGTCCCGTGCGGCGGCCGGCGCGTCCTAAGCGTATCCCGGGGCTGAGTTCCTCGGCCATGTGGATGAGCATGTTCGCGAACCGGTCGCGAATCCATTGCTCGTCTATATCGACGTTAATGGGATGTGTCATGCGATGCTCCTTGCCAAACTGTGTTGGTGGCTTGGGTGAGATTCGAATTCGCGAGAGAGTGTCGGTGTTTACTCCCGGTCACGCTATCCCAGCGCGACCGGTTAGGCCTCTACCGTACGCAAGCCGTGGCATGCGCGGTTGGCTTCGAACCAACGACCTGCGGTTTTGGAGACCGCCGCTCTACCTGCTGAGCTACGCGCATAGGCGGGTATGAGTAAAGCCCCTGAGATGTATGTCCCAGAGGCTTTCGCACTTATCCTGATACGGAGTATACCACGATGCGGCAACAGCCTACTGCCGGTTGGAATATGCCATTGCCATGCTGACTATCTCCCTGATGCTGAATTCGTAGTATCCGTCTTCCACTGGCTTGCTGCTGGGGAGTTTGCCCCGGCGTATCCACATGATGATTACTTTGCGGCTGACCTCGTACCCGTAGTTCTCGCGCAGCCATTGGCTCATGCCTGCCGGGGTTTTGGTCAGGTGGATTGCCTCGGCCTTGTCTCGGCTCTGCTCGCGCAGTTCGGCCACGTTGATGGGGTTGCCGCATTTGCACAGCAGCAGCGATTCGCCCTTCGCGGCCATGACCTCGCGTCCGCATTCGGGGCAGACGCCGATTATCCGGCGCGTGCGCGGCCTGCGGTCGATGAGCGGTTCGATGCGCTCGCAGGTGTGGGTGAGCCATGTCAGCCAATGTCCCGAGCGGCTGGCGCGGCATAGGTCGGGCAGTCGTCGTGGAGCGTCCCTGAGCAGGGTCTGCCATCTCGGACGGCTTTCCACGCCGGTTTCGTTCCACATGTCCTGCAAGCCGTCCTCGGTCTGGTCGAGCATGTCCTGCGCGTGGAGGTTGATGGGCGCGGGCGCCGCGCCTCCTTGCGGTTTGCCGCCCGCTCCGGGTTCTCCGAGCTTGTAGGCGTGACGGGACACCTGTTGCAGGAGCATCATGTCGCGGCGGAGCCGGTGGAGCATTTTCGCGTAGACGCGGCGGCAGTCCCGGCAGAGCGTCCATGGTGCCTCGACCTGCTGGTTGCCGCAGTATTGGCATGGTTCGGTGGTGATGAACATTATGTTGAAACCCTCCACGTTCCGGCTATCATGGTGCTTGGTGAGCGTGCCCTCCATCTTTTCGGTGGAGGGTTTCGTTTTTTTACGCTGAATTCAGTGTTTTTGCGCTGAATTCAAATCAATGGTTCGATGAATTCGGGCGTGAAATCGTCCTTGTGGGGTGCGGGCGTTTCAGGATGGGCGATGATGTACAGCACCTCATCCAATGGCACGCCGAGCAGTTTCGCCGTGTATTCGGGCGTGGCCGCTTTGCTCCGATGCCATTTGAGTATTTCCTCGCGTTTGAGACTGCTTACGCTCATGATTCCTCCTTGAGCGTGGCGACATATGCGATGGCCTTGCGTTCACGCTTCGCGTACCTCTCGCACTTGCGTTTGAGACGTTTGAGGCTCATGGCGTACAGGAAGTCTCTGAAGTTGCCGTCCTCGTAGATTTTGGCTCGATAACGGCCGCAGGTGCCTTCCGCGCCGATATGCGCAACCAAATGGTCTGTAAGCTGAATCTCGTTCATGCGTTCTCCTTTCGATATGGGTTTGGCGTGTATTCGGGCGGTTCCTCGCCGGGCATGGGGTTCATGTTCTTGAGGGCTTGGATATATCCGTTCTCCCATGCCTGTTCGGCTATCTGCCGGTCGTGTTCGTCTATGGCGGGTTTGAAAGCCGCCAGCAACAGGTCTTCGCTGTACAACTCGCCTTGTTCCCAGACGGAATCGCAAGCCATGCGCAGCAGTTCCCTGAAATCCTCGGGAATATAGTCTGGATGAATTGTTTCGTCGTGTCCGCTCATTGTCCGCCTCCCATTTCCTTCTCTCGCGCCATGATCTCCACGTCGTCGGCGAGCATCCTCAGCACGACGGCGAGCGTGCCATACGATTCGGCGGTCGGATACACCGTCTTGCTGACATACACGTCCCACCTGTCGGAGCCTTGATGGTTGTCGGCCTTGAGGATAATGAGCGGGTCGGCGTCGATGAAACGACCGTCCTTCATGCCCCGCACTTTGAGCATCAAACGTATCGAATCCGCCTGCTCACTCGTGTTGCCCAAAATATCCAGAGTGCTCATCGTCCACCTCACAGTTCCTTCTTCTCGTTCGTGATCGATTGGAGGATGGCCGCCAGATCACCGAGCTCGTTCCTGCTCAACCGGATGCGGCGGATGCTGTCGCCAGCATGAGTGGCCAGCACCCATGAGCGGGTGCCGTTTCGGCCGTCTCCGGGAATCCAGCTCAGGGTCACATTCCCGCAGGAGGCACCTGTGACCATGCCGCACCGTCGTTCGATCTCCACGTCCGTCGCCTTCATCGTCTGCCTCCCAGACTCTTGTAGGTCAATGTGAAGCATTTATCCCCGTTGCAGATGCGGTTCCATGCGGCGATGTTGTATTGCAACGCATATGGGGCTGGCTTACGTGAACAACCTCCCTCGAAGGAGAACCCGCAGACAGTGCAGCGGAACATCGCAAGGAAGAACGTGTATTTAGACCAACCCCGTACTTCGACTCGCTCCCATTTCGCCTTGACCTTGCCCCCGCATTTGGGACACGGGCTAATCCTGTGAAAACGCATCAGACTCACCTCCCTCAAGAGGCGCGTTCAAATCCACCTGTTCGATACGCGCACGCTCCTGTAAGATGTTCGCGTATGTCCCCATCGCGTACAATTGGCTTTCAAGGAGCTGGAAGGAGCACGCGGGCGTGAAGTCCAACGTGCCCTCCGCGTAGCCCTCAAGCATGTGCGCCAGCTTGCTGATACGCTCCTGCAATTCTCGATGTTCGCGGATCATCCGCTGCTTGTAATCACTCATTGGTTGTCTCCTTCGGTTTGGTTTTGTAGTCTCGGACGATGAAAACGCATCAGTCCATCCTTTCGTCCAACCATTTGATGTCCTCCCAGATCGAGGGCATGACCTGATCGAGAGCGCCCATACTGCTCAACGCCCATACTGCGCCGTAGTTGGCGCGCTCTCGCACCGATGTGACATAACCCTTGTCCGGGGAAGACATGAGACTCCGCAATCCAGTGGAACGGGAGCATCCCCTTGCGCAGAATCAAAGTGAAACGTTCATGGCTAACCTTGATGAAGCTCCTCATGTCGCTCATTCCTCCGTTGCCTTCATCGGGTAATTGATGTCCACAAGCAACTGTGTGTAATAGCTGAGCGCCTTCACGAGTTTGAACGGCTTCTGCGTCTCCGGGACTCTGAACGGTGGCTCGTACTCCCACCATTCGCTGCCGTCGTATTCCTCGCGGCGCAGGAACCCGCCATCCGTGAACACCACGACCAGATCGGCGGCTATCTCCTGAGAGCCGTAGCCGTCGTCGTAATCGATGTCAAGCACCGGTTCGGCCTGACTCCACGGAATTCCCAGCTCCCCGTCGCGGGAGCCGACGAATCGAACGTCATCGGTCGAATGCCCGCTTCGTGATATCGCATCCTTGGTTTCACCTAAAAGATTCATTCTTCCGCTGCCTTTCCTTGCATTGCCTTGACTGCGAGTCGCATGGCGTCGTAGTATTCGGCCCTCAACGCGCAGTCAGAATCCCATTGAGGGTAAGAGTCGGGCTTCAACGCCTCGTAGAACGCTTTCGCCCCGGCTTCGATTTCCTCGTTCGTGGGCCGGCGCGTGGCTCCGGCGATAAAACCGGCCTCGTATTCCTTGCCATTGGTCGTGCCACGTATTTCCTCGAGGGATAGACGGACAACTCGTTGGAGGACAGCCCACTCCGCCTCACTACTGATGATGCTCACAGCCGACCTCGTTCCCGATTGCGTTCCAGACAGTCGTCCATCGCCTGTGCCACTTCTCCGTCGGTGATACCGAACGCGGCGATCAGGTTGCCGACCGTCTGCAACACGTCGGCGAGCTCGCCGAGCATGGCTTGGCGGCGCTGGTCGCGCACGTAACCTATCCATCCGGCTTTCGCCTTGTCCCGGTCATCGCCGAGCTCGCCGCCCACGTTCACCCCGAAGCAGGCGAGGCAGTTCGCATGATCATCGAACTCCCGGCCAATGCCGCTCGGGTCTGTCGGGTCACTGGCTTTCAGGTATTGTTTCCCGGCCTCCACCATCTCCGCCGACTCCTCAAGCGTCTTCACCAACAGCCACTTGTCGGGCGTGAGACGGCCGAAAGAGTGAACCGAAGGCAATTTCACAATACGGTTCATGCTTCCACCACCTTGTATCCGCATTCGGCCAGAGACTGCTCGTTAACAATCAGCTCACCGCCTGTGTCGTATAGGTCGTCCGCGACGAACAGTCCTGATCCCGGTAGCACGTCTACACCCAGATACACGCCAGATCGGGAGACGGCAAAGCAAGACACCTTGGCTTTGATGGTTAATACAGCATTCTGGTTGTTTCGGTATATCTGACCCACCTTGATGCTCATGCTTCCACCGCCTTAGCCAATCGGAACGGTGCAGCGTTTAGAACCTGTACGCTATCCGGCGAGAACCACGCGCGCGTGAAACACCAGTCATCAGCGCCGATGCATGTCATCTGCACGCTGCCATCACGCATCGTCCACGTGTTATCGTCCTTGTCTAACCACAATCCGTCATGGTTGGGCAGCTTCGGCTTCCGACGCAATGCGTAGGCGAAGTTTGAATTAAACATCCAATCGTGGAAGTCGGGAATCTCTGCCTGTACCATGACTGCAAGGGTGCAGTCTGTTTCGTCATCATCATCGACAGTGACAACGGAGAATCTATTGCCGTTCGTCGCGACGAAAATATCGCCCGTGCAAACATCGTGAATGTCATCGATACGCTCGTACTCGGGGTCATCCAACAGTTCAATGGACTCGATGTCCCTGTAGGGGACGAAGCGCTCTGCCCCTCGATTGGCAGAAATGGGCACGACGGAGCCGTTTCTACTGCGCCTAATGTGCCCGGAACAGTCGGTGATTCCTGTAAGCACGGCACCGGCCACAAATGTGACCTTGACGTGCAGGTTTGCCATCTCTTCGCAGGTCTTGCCTTCCCAGAATGGTTTCTCACTGCTCATTGTTTTTCTCCTTCTTTTCGTTCGCTTCGAGCGCGTCCAGCAGATCGCATTCGGCGAGCATGAGATGCGCCTGGGCGCGGGTCATTGATTTCAACGTCTGCGCGCCGGCGCCGGCCATCCAGCCAAGAGAGCTCACCTTCGTCTCGAGCAGGTGGGTCTGCGTCGCGAGATCACGCAATCGACCATCAAGCAGCATGGTCATCGGTTTCCTCCTTGTTGAGTCGTGTTTCGATTTCGATGCACAAGTCGAGCGCCGCCGTGAAACCGGCCTGATAGGCGTATAGCGCGGTCTCCGGCCGGCTCATGCCTCCAATCTCCGTGGCCTCCAACAGCCACGCCATCGCACGCTCCTGCGGGGTCGGGAACTTTTCGGCCATCACGCGCCCCTCAGAATCGAGCCGAGTGAGGCAGCACCCAGCTTCTGGGCACCTGCGAACCGTCTGGCCGTGGAACGTGACTTCGGCTGCGCGGCGGGCAGTTCGAGTGGGTTGCGCATGGTCAACGCCTGCTGCTGCGCCTGCTCCGGGCCGTTGCCGAGCATCCGCTGGCGGCGGTACATCCACGCCTCGTCCGCGGATAGGCCCCGCGCCTCGCATTCGCGCGCTATCTGCGCCTCAGAGGGCTTCGACTCGTTGCGCATCCTGCGCACGATGGCGTTCACATCGCCGGAACCGCACCAGCAACCCGTGCTGTTGTCCGCGTAGAAGCGCTTCACCGCCTCCAACGCCTCTCCCAGCGTCATGTCCGCGCTTTCGATACATGGGAACGTGCGAGCCTCCAAGTCGGTGATGGCCGCGTTGCCGTGGTGGACGCGAATCTTCGCCAGCACGAGCGTGCTTTCCTTGAGCGTCAGCATGTCAGTACTCCTTCCCGTGATTGGTTTTCGGCGGCTTCCTCGGCCGCGTAGTGGGCTATCAGTGCCGCGTTCATGTCCTGGTTGGCCTGCGAACGATTCCACGCCGATGGCGAGGGGCGTGCGGTCGGCTCGGGTTTGGCCGGCAGCGGGTCATCGTCCCAGTGTTCGCCGTCCAGCCAGTTCGCCGGGGTGAGCGTGTAGCCGGGTTCCCGGTTCGGGTCGGCGGCGTACCTCGACGCCTTGGCGATCAGGAACGTGTTGTTGGTTTTCCTCCGCGCCTTCCGCCAAGCCTCGAAGGCCTTGCGTTTGCCGGTCTTGCGTGGATAGGTCTGCCAGAACTGTTCGAACTCGATGGGATAATCCTCGTCGGCTCGCTCTGCGGCCCCCTCGGCTTGCGAGGGGGTTTGGGGGAGAGAGAATTCTTCGTTAGAAGAATTCTTATCTGTATCTGTATCTGGCTTCGTTTTGCTTGAGTCGTGCTTCACGTCTGCTTCGTTTGTGCTTCGCGTCTGCTTCGTTTTGCTTGAGTCGTGCTTCACGTTGCGTGACTTGCCGGACGCTGCGCCACCTTTTCGACCGGCCTCGGCTTTCTTCGCCTTAGCCTCCTCCACGTCAGCACGAGAACGACCCTGAGTTGCGACGAAATCATGCAGCCACAAGGTGCCGTCCTCATGCTCGTCTAAAAGATGCGCGTCGATGAGTGCGTCTATATCTTCATCGGAAGCGCCGAGCAGACATTTCAAATGGAAGCGGGACAGTTCCCCGTCGTTTAATTCGCCAGCGCAGTACGAGATCGCGAACGTCCACACGGAGAACGCGGAAGGGTACTCCATTGCAAACACGCGAACTTTCTCGTTCTGCCATAGGCGTGTGCTGAGCTTCGCGAACGTTTCCATATCGTGCCCGGCCATCAGTCCGCCTCCTTTCTCTTGTCTCTTTGGTATTCGGCTATCAGTTCCAGCAGTTCGGGGCTGGCGGCGATTATCTCGCTGGACTTCAGCCCCATCCCGTCCCCGTTGGTCTTGGGTTTGCGGTGGTAGCCGCCACGCGAACCGGTGCGACGGCTACCACCGATGTAGGTATGAGGGTTAATCCTGGCCATCGTCCGGCCCCAACGCCAAGCCGTCGTTCAGCAGGAGCGCGAACAATTCGAGCGGCATCCACACGAGCATCGGATTGGAGGGCACCGGCCTCGATTCGCCGCGCAGCCGGTTCGCGAGCTCGCGGCGAATCCGGTAGTCCGGTCCTAACACGTGCCCCATGTGAGTGGCGAGGAACCGTTCGAGCGTTCCGATGTCGAACACGGCCATCTGCCGGGCCATGCCCTTGAGGCTTTTCACGCCCACGCCCTTGCGATGCTGGATGAGCACCCCGTAGGGAGTGTCCATGTTCGCCATCTCCACTTTGAGCTCACGCCAGTGCTTGCGATAGTTCGGCATCTTCGTGTCCTTGCATTCCACGCACACCGGCTCGCCATGGAACATGACGCCGATCAGATCGCCCTGGTCGGCGTTGCCATGCAACGGCATACGGTCGATGCGCGTGTCCTGCAACGCCCACGCAAGGTAACGCACCGTCCACGTCTCAAGGCTAGTGCCTTTGCGCTTCGATGGGTTCGCCATCATCTCTCCAATCCGTAATCCGCGTACATCTCGTCTGCTTCCAAAGCGCATTCCGGGCATGGAATCGGTCTTGCCGGGTACAGCGGGCACCCGTGCCTCTCGCAGACCGGTTCCACGTCCGGCGGCGTCTCATCGTGATACAAATGCAGCATCAGAAGCTCGGATCACTGGACCATGGGTCGGAGGCCGGAGGCTGAGACTGCTGGAAGCCACCTTGCGACTGCTGCGTGTAACCGGTCTGCGCGCCGTAACCCTGCTGTCCGCCGTTCTTCTGGCGAACGTTGGTGATGGCCACAGCGCGGGCGTTGACGTTGCAGCTGGCGGCAAGCTCGCCCTTCTTGTTCTGATAGGCGTCGCAGCCGCTGACCTCTCCAACGATGGTCACGTCCACGAACTGGTCCTGATTCTGACGCAGTTGAGCGATCTGGTCGAACACGGTGTTGAGGTTCGCGTAGCCCGCAGGCCACACCGAGTAGTACTGTTCCGGCTGGCTTTTCCAGTTGCCGTTCCGGTCACGGTAGCCGGGCGACACCGATACGCTCAGATACCGTTTGCCGTTCTGCGTTTCTCTCACGCCCCACGCCGTGCCCTGGATGATGATGGTCGCTCTTCCCGCCATGTCCTCACTCACCTTCCTTCACGCCGGCCTTCAACTGGCCGATCACCTTGTCAAGCTCAGCCTCGCCCAGCTCGTCGCTGGACTTCACCTCGCGGTTCAGAATCTTCGAGATGGTCTCGCACGCCTCCGCGTCCGAAGCCACGCCCAAGGTCTGGAAGCGGCGAATCATCTCAGAACGCTTCGCCTCGACGGGAGACGGCTGCGGCTGTTCCGGTTCCTCGGGTTCGTCCACGCTCACGTCAACCGGCGAATCGTCCGCAGTCACGGTGGGCAGTGGACGGAACACGTCGGAATAATCCGGGGTCTGGTCGTCGCTTGCGGCCGCGTCGCGGGCCTCCACGCTGACCGGCAGGTAGGGGAACGCGCGGCGGATTACCGTCTTCTTCGCCATGGCCTCATAGTCGGACTTCCACGGGCTGACCGCCTTGCCGTAGCTGGGGCTGCGTTTCGCCGCCGCCTCGATCTCGTCGGCGTTCATCACCTGGAAGTAATGCCCGCCGTCCTTGAAGTTCGCGATCATGTACACGTGGGTGAGTTTGCCGGGCTTCGCGCATGGCACGTGCCGCAGGTCCTCGTTCAGGCCATAGCTGTAGGTGAATTCGTCGCCCTCATGGACTGCTCGGGCGCTGATGTCCCTGATCTGGCCGCTGCGGCGTGCGAGGTCGATCATGCCCTTTTAGCCGATGATGAGTGTGGCTTCCTTCTGTCCGGTGCGGTAGTTCTTGTTTCCGTAGGGCAGGATGTAGGCGCGTCCCAATCCGTCCACGTTCGACGGTTCCAAGCCCAATGCGGCGCATTTCATGAAGCAGGACAGCACCGATTCCACGCCGCAGTTGGCGAGCTGCGGTTCGCGGTTGATGGTGCTCACGTACATCTGGTAGAGGCGTTGCGGGCTGAGGTTGTTGCCGATGACGGCCGCGATGCGCGGCCAGCTCCTCTCCAGCAGGCTTTTCATGTTCTGCTGTGGGTTCATCGTCTGCATCTGCGCGTTCTGCGCCTGTGTCGCTAACTGTCCCATAATCGGGTCTCCTTTACTTGGTTTTCTTCGGTTTGATTTCGGTGAATCGGAAGGTGCGGCCCTCCCACGGCTGCACGACCCGCGTGTAGCCGTGGCGCGTGCTGTGCTTGTAGGTGGCCTGCATGTTGCCGCAGCGCACCCCCTCGTGGTCACCGATATAGGGGAGTATGCAGTCCTGCAATTCCTCCTTGTGCTGCTTCAACGCGCTCAGGTCGGCGGTCGTCTGCTGGTAGTCGGCCATGAGCTTGCGCAGATCGGTGCTGTCGCTCATGTCCTCGATGCCCTCCGAAGGCTCCGGGTACGCCTTGGCCACGTCCGCGCCGGTGAGGGCGGGCATTTCGCCGCGGGTGACGAAACCCCAGAAGTCCTCTGCCGCATGGATTACGGCGCTCACATCGTCCTCGTCACGTTCGAACCGCACCTCGACCGGCTCCGCCTCGCCGATGTCCGCGTAGAAATACCCCCAGCGGAAGCCGGTGACGGCCATGTAATGCGTGACCTGCGCCATGTAGTACTGCGGGGCCACGAGCTCGCCAGTCTCGTCATGCCAGTCGGTGCGCCCACGGTTCGCGTTCGCCGTCTTGATCTCGAGAATGCCCCACGAATCGCTCTCCTCGTCGTAGACGAAGCCGTCCAGCGAGGCGTGCATCAACGGATGCTGCTTGGATACCAAGGAAATGTCGGTGCCGTCGATGACCTGGTACTCCGGGTGCAGCTGGCGGAACCGGCGGCGCAGTTCGACCTCCAAGGCGTTGCCCTTGACGATCGCCCACTTGCCGCTGATATCCTCCGGCTGCTGACGGTTCGTCTTCTCCAACCACAGGTCGTAGGGGGTCGAGTACGGGTTGAGGCCGAGAATCGTGCTCATGTCCGAGCCGCCGACACCCAGTGCGCGGAACGCGTGCCACGCACTCTCACGCTCCTTCTTCGTGTGCTGGCGGAAACGGTGCACGTCGAACAGTCCGGTCGCCTGCGCTGCCATGTCAACGGTCACTCGCTTCATTCCTGCTCCTTAGCTTCGACTTGCTGACGTATTCCACTCGCGCGTTCACCCTGCGCCGTTGCCTGTCGATGACGACCATGCCCGGCAACGGCATCACGTACAGGTACGGGTTGCCGGTCTGACTGTTCCGGTCGCTGATCAGATCCATAAACTCCACGATCAGTTCGCCCGGCGTCATGCTCATGCCCTCGTCCGTGATCGGGCTCCACAGTTCCACCGTGTCCGTGTCCGTCGTCATCATCCATATCCTCTCGTAGTCCGACGAGCCGCAGCCCGGCCTCGTGGATGCTCAGTCCGATGAGGCTCGCCAGCGACTGCCGGGTGGGATATGCGGTCAGGATGTCAAGGTTGGTGAGCAGCCGGTCCGCGACCGCAAGCCACATGTCGTTCGGCAGATCAGTCATACAGGTATTGCTTGTGGGTTCGTTGGTTGCGCTGGTCAAAACGGTTCACCTCCTCGACGCGGAAGCCGAGCACCTGTCCCGTGTCCGGGTCCAATACCGGCACGGGCCCCCAGCCTCGGGTGAGCTTGTTCTGGATGGTTTTCTTCGCCCGCCCGTAGTGTTCGGCGAGCTGGGCCACACTCATGAGATTCGGTGTTTCCGCGCTCATGGGGTTATCCTTTCTGTTGAGAGTTTTTCTTCTCGCCCCCGTGCCAGCGGGGGCTTTCTTTTTTTTGAACTTGCGTTCGTGGACGGCCACGGAGTCGAACCGTGGTCCCGGTCTTTGCCGCGCACACATGACCTACGCGATCTCGACTGGGGGCAACCTGCACCGCCCGTGACGCCGGCCCGAATAGTAAACGCTGGTAGCAGGCCGACGCCGGTTCAAGAAAACTGACACCGTATCTGTCAGTCGGTTTTCAGTTATCAACGTGGGTTACCGGTTTTCCTTCCGCTTGGCCGGCCGGTTTTCCACGCCGTCCGGCAAGACTTATTTGACGCCCGCCTCGCTCAACACCAGGGCGACCAGTCTTAACGGCACGAAGCCGAAGCCCATGAGCGCGGCCACCCCGTTCTCGATGGGATGCGCGCACCCCATGTGCGACATCATCCAGC